TTTCCAAGTCGGGACCGCTCAGACAGAAAGGGGATAAAAACTAAGCAATTTTGGCAGAAGGAGGTAGTTTTTGGCTAAACCTATTACAGCTAAGTCAATCAAGACAAAAGTAGTCAAGCAGATGAAAGACTTGGGGACTTATCGTAAAGAGTTTGAAATGATCATTGACATCTTTGCAGGAATGCTATATCAGTATCAGAAACTTGCTCAAGATTATGCTGATATGGGTTATCCAGTCACTGACACTTATGTCAATAAAGCTGGTGCTGAGAATGAGCGTAAAGTTCCAATCTTAACTGCAATGGAAATCCTACGGAAAGACATCCTAAGCTACTCTAATCAGCTGATGATGAATCCGAAGTCGCTCGGTGAGATAGTGGAACCTGAAGGAGAATCCGTTCTATCTGAAGTCTTGAAGTTTAAGAATGAAATCAAGAAGAAGCGAGTGACTGGAAATGGGTAATCTCGATAAAGCAAAAGAGTATGCCCAGCACGTCATATCTCACAAAGATGAACATTGCGAGGAGAACATTCTTGCAGCTGAACGTTTCTTGCGTGATCTTGAAAATCCTGAGTTTGAAATGGATGAGGAAATCGTTGATTTCGTTGTCCACTTCATCGAAAACACGATAGTCCATCAGCAGGGCGATGATATGCTTGCGGTGTCTATCCGTAACAAGCCATTACTCTTGCAACCCTGGCAACACTTTGTGGTTGTTAATCTATTTGGATTTTACTACAAGGGTACAAATGAGCGCAGGTTCAAAGAAGCGCTTATCATGCTTGCTCGGAAGAATGGGAAAACCTCATTTACTGCTGCAATCGCTCTTGCTTATCAGATATTAGACACAGACAGCGGTTCAAAATGCTATATCGTGGCCAACTCTATCAAGCAAGCGATGGAGGCCTTTGGATTCTTGAAATTCAATGTGGAGCGATGGAATGACAAGAACATTCGTATCAAGGATAATAACCAGGAACATTCAATCACTGCAAATTTTGGTGATGAAGGTTCATTCTTTATCCAAGCACTGGCCAACGATGAAAGCCGCTTGGACTCATTGAACGGAAACGTTGTTATCTTTGATGAAGCTCACACGACGAGAAATAGTAAGAAATACGGACTTATGAAGAAAACAATGTCAGCATACCGAAACAGTATGCTTTTTGTTATCTCTACGGCTGGGGATATTCCTACTGGATTCCTTGCTAACCGTTTGAAATACTGTCAAAAGGTCCTTAAACAATTAGTCAAGGATGATTCCTTGTTCATGTTTATCTGCAAAGCTGACCAGACGACTGATGGAGACGTGGGCGACTACCTGGACGAGAATGTCCTAAAAAAAGCCAACCCTTCGTGGGGAGTGACGGTGTCGCTCAAGGCTTTGAAAGAAGAAGCAGAACAAGCTATGAATGACCCACAAACAAGAAATGAGTTTTTCAACAAGACTTTGAATGTATTCACAAACTCTATGAATGCTTACTTCAATCCTGATGAGTTCATCGCTTCAGATAGTCAATACGATTGGACCCTAGAGGAGCTGGCACGTTTACCAATCCAATGGTACGGTGGTGCTGACTTGTCAAGATTGCACGACTTGACCGCTGCTGCTCTTTATGGGGTTTACCATGATGGTGAGAAAGATGTTGATATTTGCATCACACATGCTTTCTTCCCTCGTGTCAATGCTCAAAAGAAAGCTAATGACGATGGCATTCCACTATTTGGGTGGCAGTCTGATGGTTGGTTGACTATGAGTAACACTCCGACCGTCCTTTATGATGATATCGTTAAATGGTTCATCAAGATGAGGGAGAAAGGGTTCAAGATTGCTGCTGTCGGGATGGATAGGAAGTTTGGTCGTGAGTTCCTGACGAAGATGAAACAAGCTCGGTTCAAGATGATTGACCAACCTCAGCTTTTCTATCTGAAATCAGAGGGATTCAGACGGATTGAGTTCAAAGTTAAGAATAAAGAGTTTTACTATCTTCATTCTGACGCTTACGAATACTGTGTGAGCAATGTTAGAGCAATTGAAAAGGTGGACGATGCTGTGCAATATGAGAAATTAGACGGTGACGGTGGTACTGCAAGAATTGACTTGTTCGATGCCAGCGTTTTTGCTTGTATTCAGGCTCTTGCTAATCTTGGTAAGAATAGCGATGTGATGAGCTTCTTTGATTAGGTGAATTATGAATGAAATAGTTTTATCAGAACATGAAATTAATGTGTTAATTAATAAAGGGCGAGTTAAAGTAATTTTAAACGGGGAAGAAGTAGTCGTTCGTCAAAGCTATACGAAAGATTTGAGAGCTGAAACAGTTAACTGGGATAAACAAATAGTTGATGTCAGTCAGAATATCGTAAGAAACAAACACTTTGATTCACTTTTTCAAAATACTTTTCGCTAGAAAGGAGGTGAGGAAAGATGGGGCTTTTAGATAGAATTTTGAAACGTGGTAAGAGTCGAAGCGGAACAAATGTTATCACTCATTCAGATTTTGGTCTTTATATTGACGGTGATAGCTATGTGCCTTTAGCTCGTAATCCTGATGTGATTGCTGCTGTCAATAAGATTGCTGACATGGTATCAAATATGACCATTCATTTGATGGAGAATACCGACAAAGGCGATATCCGAATAAAAGACGGACTGGCTCGCAAGATTGATGTAAACCCATGCGACAATATGACTCGCAAAACTTGGATTTTCAAGATTGTGCGTGACCTGTTGCTATTTGGTGACGGGAATTCAGTTCTTCATGTTGAGTATGATCCTGTGAATGATTATATTTTGAACTTGAGACCATTCGCAATGAGTGAGGTCTCTTTTAAAAGTAATGATGTTGGTTATATCGTGAATTATCGTGGTATAGACTACAACCCAAGCGAAATCGTGCACTTTGTAATCAATCCAGATCCAGACAATCCATTTGTAGGAACTGGCTACAGACTTGCTCTGAGGGATATTGTTAGGAATTTAAACCTTGCAATTCAAATTAAAAAAGGTTTTATGAGTGGCAAGAACGTTCCTAGCCTGATTGTTAAGGTTGATTCTTCTAGTGGGGAATTAGGAACACAAGAGGGACGTGACCAGGTCGCTAAGAAATATCTTAGCACTAGTCAAGCTGGTGAGCCGTGGATTATTCCTGATGCTTTGCTAGAGGTTGAACAGGTCAAGCCATTAAGTTTAAAAGATATCGCTATCAATGAATCTGTTGAAATTGACAAGAAAACAGTTGCTGGACTTTTAGGAGTGCCAGCTTTTATTCTTGGAGTTGGTAGTTTTGACAAAGAAGAGTACAACAATTTTGTCAATACAACGGTCATGAGTATTGCTACAACAATCACTCAGACCTTAACTAGAGACTTACTCGTTTCAAACAATCGGTATTTCAAACTGAATGCTCGCTCGCTTTATTCGTATGACATTACAGAATTGTCATCAGTCGCTGAACAGATGACTAAAAGTATGGCAATGCGTCGAAATGAGTGGAGGGATTGGCTTGGGATGCCACCTGATCCTGACATGGATGAGCTCCTTGCTCTCGAAAACTATATTCCACAAGATAGACTTGGGGACCAGAAGAAACTGAAAGGGGGTGAGGAAGAGAATGAAGAAACGGAATAGTTATCGAACCGCTCAATTCAAAACACGAGAAGAAAGCGATACTGGTGATTTGATTTTGAGTGGGTACTTTATCAAGTTTGATGAAGTAACGGAACTGTGGCCTGGTTATTTTGAAGTGATTAAGCGTGAGGGTGTTGAACAAGCCATCAAAGGAGCTGACATCAGGGCATTATTTAACCATGATGATAGTTTGGTTCTTGGTCGGACTGGTAATGGAACGGTCATTTTGGGAGTTGATGACATCGGTCTGTACGGTGACATCATTATCAATAAAGATGATCCGCAAGCTGTTGGGGCCTATGCTCGTGTTCAGCGTGGTGATGTGATTGGATGCAGCTTTGGTTTTATCCCAATCAAAATCAATACGGAAGAGCAAGCAGATGGTTCGTACCTGGACACTATCCTAGAATTAGAAATCTTTGAAGTGAGTCCATGTACTTTCCCAGCCTATCCGCAAACGGAAATTGCTGCACGACAAAAAGACTTTGAAAGTCAACAGCGTGCAAATCGTGAAGCGCTGGATAAGCGCAAGAAAGAAATTAAGGAGAAATTTAATCTATGAACAAATTATTGATTTTGGGCGCTCGTATGCGCAATAAAGCAGATGAAGTAGTAGAGCTTGAAAAATCAATCAATGAATTGAACAAACGCTCTGAGCTTGAAGCTGCTAAATTGGAACAAGCTGGAAATGATGACGAAGTTTCAGCGGTTGAAAAGAACCTGGAAGAAATCCAAAAAGAATTGGATAAAAAGGAAGCAGAAAAAGAACAACTTGAAAAAGAAATCGAAGATTTAGAAAATCAAGTTAAAGAACTAAACCGTAAAGCACCAACTTTTCCAAGCAAAGAAGAACAACGTGGAGGACAAAAATTGGAACAACGTGATGCAATCGCAAAATACATTCGCTCTGGCCAAACTCGTGACATCGTAGGATTGAAAACCACTGACTCAGGAAGCGCAGCTCTAATCCCTACTGAAGTGCTAAAACCACACTTTGTAAACAAGACACGTAATCCACTTTTGGACCTTGTGAAGCGTGTCCAAGTTAACAGCGGTGGTGGTAAATATCCAGTCATCAAAAAGACTGAAAATAAAATGAAGTCAACAGATGAGTTGAAGGATAACCCAGAACTAGCAAAACCAAACATCACTGAAGTTGATTACTCAATCAAAACATACCGTGGCTATATCCCAGTATCACAAGAAATGATTGATGACGCAGATTATGACATCATGGCAATCGTTGAAGAAGAAGTGTTTAACCAAGGGGAAAACACTGAACTTTCATTAATTGCTGACGTCCTAAAAACTGCAACTGTTGCTGATGCAGCTGGCTTTGATGGCATCAAAGACATCTACAACAAAAAACTTAAACCGATCTATAAAGCAAGTATCGTAGTAACTCAATCAATGTTTGCAGCTCTTGATAAAGTCAAAGACAAAAACGGGAACTACATGCTTCAACCAGATGTTACATCTCCAACTGGCTATTCATTCGGTGGGAAGACTATCTACACAGTAGAAGATACTGTTTTCGGTAGCGAACGCGATATGAAATTCTTTATTGGAGACATCTCTGAATTCGTTGGTTTGTTTGACCGCTCACAAGTTTCTGTTAAATGGATTAACAACGACATCTACGGTCAATTGCTTGGACTTTTCATTCGCTTGGATGTTAAGAAAGTGGATGAAGATGCTGGATTCTTCGGAACATATACTGATGTTGTAGCTTAAGGAGGTAGCGTATGAGCTATAAAGTAATTCGTCCTTTCAAGGACTTGTCTGATCCTGAAAAACATGACTACGCTGTTGGCGATATCTTTCCTCGTGAGGGATATGAGCCAACAGATAGCTTTACCAATGGCCTTTTGACCGGTGCCAACACTGCTGGGTCTATCTTCCTTGAGGTTTCGGGAGAGGATGAACCTAAGAAACCAGCTCCTGAAACAAAAGAAGCGAAAGAAGAGCCCGCAGTTGAGCAGGAAGAAACAGTTGAGGAAACTGCTGAAGAGCCTGCTAAGGAAGTTGAGGAGTAAACATGAACGAAGGTCAGCTTTTGGAATTGCTGAAGCTTAAGTTGGGTATTTCAACCGACTTGAGAGACAAGCCGTTAAAAAAAATCATTTCAAGTGTCGTCACTGAATTGACCGATAACCTCGGTATCGAGCTTGTTGGTGAGCGTGCTGACCATGAAATGTTTATCGTTGACTATGCTGCTTATCGCTATGAGGGTGGTGTGGACATGCCACGTCACCTTCAGTGGCGACTGCATAATTTACAGATAGCATCAAAGAAAGAGGTCAAGAATGTGGAATCATGAAATCACGCTGATCTCTAAGAAAGTCACAGGTAAGGATAAACTACTACAACCAATCTCTGAAGATGTTGAAGCTACTCTCCTATGTCGCAAAAAGAGGGTCACTCGCTCTGAATTTTATCAAGCAAATCAGGCAGGTCTAAAACCGAGCTTGGTCGTTGAGATTCGAAATTTTGAGTATGAGAATCAGGAGTTTGCGATGTTTGAAGGCAAGCAATATCGCATCTTAAAAACCTATCCTATCGATTCTGAAATTTTAGAGTTGACTTTATCAGAGGTATTGAAATGAGCAATGACCTTGCTGATTTGATAGCGAAAGAGCTTGCAGCTTACTCTGACGAGGTTACTGAAGAAGTGGATAAGATTGCAGAACAGGTGGCTGATGAGACTGTGGATGAGTTGAAAGAGACAAGTCCTAAACGGTACGGAAAGTATCGTAGAAGTTGGAAAAAGAAGAAGTTGGCCAATGGCTCTTTTGTTGTCTTCAACGCAGTTGCAAGTCTTACTCACATACTTGAGAACGGACACCTTTCAAGAAATGGTGGTCGTGTCGCTGGTATCGTCCACATCAAGCCAGCTGAAGAAAAAGCAATTCAGAACTTTGAGAAGCGTATCAAGGAGATTGGGAAATGAAGCTATCAGACTTTGCTGTTATTTTGGAACAGGCAAACTTGCCTGTCACTTATCGAGCGTTTAAAACCGGGAACGCTCCTGACCTACCTTACCTGGTCTATTATGAATCAAGTCCAGTCATCAATGCAGCTGACAACACGGTTAATCATCAGATTAAGAGCGTGACAGTAGAGCTAGCTTTTGAGCAGAAGGATGAAGATTTGGAAGAACGTCTGGAAGAGCTGTGGACAAACCATAAGCTCTTTTTTGAAGTTCAAGAAGAAACATTTATCGAGACTGAAAGACTATATGTCAAGTCTTACACAGTCTATCTTTACTAAGGAGGAATGACATGACTCAAGAAAATAAAGTAACCTTTGGCCTAGAAAATGTACATATCGCACCTATCAAGACACTTGCAGCAGATGGAGTTATCACTTATGGCGATGTTTTTCGTTTTCCTGGAGCGATTGAGCTGACACTTGATACTAAAGGGGAAACAACCCCTGTCAAAGCAGATAACAAGGATTACCATTTCATGAATTCAAATGAAGGCTATGAAGGTAAACTTAAAATTCCACACATCATTGATGAATTTGCAACAAAAATTCTTGGTGAAATCAAGGACCCTCAGACTGGTGTCATGACTGAGAAAGCAGATGCGAGCTTGACAGAGTTTGCAATGATGTTCCAGTTTGAAGGCGACAAAAACAAGACTCGCTATGTGATGTACTACTGTTTTGCCAGTCGCCCATCTCTTGGCTCAAAAACTAAGAACGGGACATCAACCAACGAACGCGAACTTAGTTTCAAAGCTAGCCCGCGTCCATTGGATACAGTTGTTAAACGTTCAATCACATCAGCTGATGACAAGGATGCGTATGACAACTGGTTTAAGAAAGTGTATGAACCTACTGCAGTGACAGGTTAAGGGGGAAATCTATGCGCAAAATCGTTTTGGTTGGTGATCAGGAGTATGAGTTAGGAACCAACGGCTATACTCCTATCGCTTACAAGCAACAATTTGGAAAAGATTATTTTCAAGATTTGTTCTCGATGTTGAAAAATCAATCATTCATGAATGAATTGAACAAGCTTGAAACTGACAAGGAGTTGACAGCGACTAATATTGATATTTCGATGTTGTCAGATTTTGACATGACCTTTTTCAACCGTCTTTTTTGGACCTTTGCTAAATCTGCAAATCCTCATATCAAGCCTTATGAACAATTCTTCATGGAAATGGAAGTCTTTCCGATTCAGGAAGTTGGGCCTGTGTTGATGGAAATGCTGAATGCGAGCATGACGACAAAAAAGCACCAGATGAATCAGAATCAGCTAGCGAAGAAATCTTCACAGTAGAATCCTATCTGTCCTGCTGTAAAGAAACTGGTCTGTCTATTGATGATCTGAAGCACATATCAATCGGAATGGCTCTAGATTATCAGACGGATTATGTGAATTTACGGAGCGAGGACAAAGGTGGCGAACGGAAAGCCACGCAAGCTGATTTTGACAGTTTTTAAATAAAAAATGAGTGCTGAGAGAGCGATTCTGAGACCAAGTTCCTTAGTATGACTGCATTATCAGTCGTAGAAATTCTCTCAGCGCTTTTCTATTTTTTTGAGAAAGGAGGAAATATGGCAGGAAATATCAAAGGTATCAAAATTGAAATTGATGGCGACACGCAACCCTTACAGAAGGCGCTGAAAAATGTCAATAAGGCTGCTACTGATGCAACTCAAGAGTTGAAACAGATTGACAAGGCCTTGAAGTTTGATACAGGAAACGTAACGCTCCTGACTCAGAAGCAAGAAGTCTTGCAAAAGCAAGTTGCGACGACCAAGGAGAAGTTAGAAACTTTGAGACAAGCTCAGTCTCAGGTGGAACAGCAGTTCAAAAATGGTGATATCGGCGCTGATCAGTACAGAGCTTTTCAACGTGAAGTTGAAACTACCAAGAATGTCCTTAAAGGTTATGAAGGCAAACTTGCTAATGTCAACCAGGCACTTGCTGAGAATGGGAGTGCTACTCAGAACAACAAGAACCAATTAAAAGAATTGCAAAATGAGCAGAAGCAACTGGCTAGCGAGAATGAAAAAGTAGTCAGTTCATTCAAATTGCAAGAAAGTCAGCTAGGAGCTAACGCAAGTGAAGCTGACAAATTGGCGCTTGCTGAGAAAAGGATTGGAGCTCAATCTGATATTGTTTCTCGGCAGATTGAAAACCTAGAAAAGCAATTAACTCTTACAAAGCAAGAGTATGGTGAAAATTCAGCTGAAGCCAATAAAATGGAAACACAGTTGAATCAAGCTAAAACAGCTTACTCAAATCTCTCTCAAGAGATGAGCAACCTTGGGAACGCTGGTAAACAAGCAAGTGGCTCTCTTAGCGAAACAAACAGCCTCTTAAAAGCTGAATTGCTCAATCAATTTTCCGAAAAACTATCCGAAATCAGTCAAAAGTTAGTTGATTTTGGAAAGAGTGCTTTGGAAGCTTTTCGTCAAGTTGATGAAGGTATGGACACCATCGTCACAAAAACTGGCGCGACTGGCGATAGCTTGGAAGAAATGCAAGATATCGCTTCAAGTATTGCAACAACAATCCCAACTGATTTCAGTAAAGCTGGTGAAGCGGTTGGGGAGGTCAATACTCAGTTTGGATTGACTGGCGATGCGCTCAAAGATGTGTCTATTGAGATGATAAAATTCGCTGAAATCAATGGGACAGACATCACCAATTCGACTATTTCAGCAAGTAAAGCCTTGGAAGCTTATGAGCTATCAACTAGTGATTTAGCGAAAGTCCTAGACTCTACGACCTACACAGCTCAATCGACTGGTGTATCTGTTGATGACTTGATGAAGAAAGCTATCGAAGGCGCACCACAGATTAAAATGCTAGGCCTCTCATTCGAGGAAGGTGTAGCATTACTTGGACAATTTGAAACAAGTGGTGTGGACGCTTCAAGTGCTTTATCAGGATTAACGAAGGCAGCAGGCTCTTACGCTAAGCAAGGCAAGACTTTGAAAGAAGGTCTTGTCGAAACAATCGATAAGATAAAGAATACAACTAGCGAAACCGAAGCAATGGGACTCGCTATGGAAATTTTTGGGGCTAAGAAAGCACCTCAAATGATTGATGCAATCAAGCGTGGTTCTTTTGATTTCCAGTCATTCGCTGAATCTGCTGAATACTCAGTAGGAGCAGTTTCCAAGACATTTGAAGCTACTCTGGATCCAATTGATAAATTCAAGACCGCACAAAACTCAGTTACGCTAGCTATGTCCGAACTAGGAGCAGCAATAGCTGAAACTCTAGCACCTATTTTTGAAGTGTTAGGAAACATGGTCAAAGACATAGCAGAATGGTTCAGTGGTCTACCTGGACCCGTTAAAGAATTTATCGTGATTTTGGGAGTGGTAGTCACAGTTGCTGGCATTCTAGTCCCGATATTCTTAACCTTGCAAGCAGCAGCAGTCGCGCTTGGAACATCCATCGGAGCGATGATTGCAGCAGCTGCACCTATAATCGGTATTGCTGCTTTAATTGTTGCCGCTATTGCAGCAGTCGTAATTGGAATCAAGTATTTATGGGACACAAACGAGGGATTCCGAGATGGAGTCATGACAGTCTGGAATGCCATTCTGGAAGTCATTAACAAAGTTGTAAGTGAAGTTTCTGACTTCATTATGAGCATGTTTGGAGTGGTTGTCAATTGGTGGACCGAAAACCAAGAGCTTATACGATCTAGTGCAGAAACAGTCTGGAATGCTATTCAAACCGTAATTGATGCAGTCATGACTTTCTTAGGTCCATTAATCGAGGGCGCATGGGCGAATATCCAACTGGTCATCACGACCGCTTGGGAAGTCATCAAGACTGTAGTTGAAACTGCAATCAATGTTGTTTTAGGCATCATCAAGGCAGTCATGCAGATCATCACAGGTGACTGGTCAGGAGCATGGGAAACAATCAAGGGAGTGTTCTCAACTGTATGGAATGCTATCCAAAATGTTGTTCAGACCATCTTCACAGCTATCCAATCGTACATTTCAAATACGATAAATGCCATTTCAAGCACAATTTCAAATGTATGGAATGGAATTTCAAGTACAATTTCAAATGTATTAAATGGTATTTCAAACACTGTTTCAAATGTTTGGACAGGAATCAAGAATTCAATCGGGAATGCTATAAACGGAGCCAAAGACCTTGTAAGCTCTGCAATAAGTGCGATTAAAGGTCTATTTAATTTTAGTGTTAGTTGGCCACATATTCCACTACCTCACTTTTCAGTGAGTGGTTCAGCAAATCCATTGGATTGGTTGAGTCAAGGTGTGCCAAGCATCAGCATCGAATGGTATGCTAAAGGCGGTATCATGACGAAACCGACCATTTTTGGAATGAATGGCAATAGCCTTATGGTTGGTGGTGAAGCTGATAACGAAGCAGTATTGCCACTTAATGATCAAACGCTTGGTGCTATCGGTCGAGGTATTGCTCAGACAATGGGTGGAACTTCACCGACCATCAACATTACTATTACCGGCAATACTGTCAGAGAAGAAGCTGACATCATTCGTATTGCTGACGAAGTAGCTCAACGTATTGCTGACGAATTGCAACGTAAGACACAATTGAGAGGAGGTATGGCATGATAAAACATAACGAGCTTGTGATTGACGGTGTAAGAACATCGTCTTTTCCATTTAAGGTCATCGTCCATGATTCTCCCTCTGTTGCATTAGGAGAAGGCAAAACAGCTCTTCTTGAGCACGGTGGAATTAGTGGAGCAATCGTACAAACCAACAAACACAGAGGTCTTGTAAAGAAGACTTACTCAATCTATCTTGTAAAACCTACTGAAGAACAGATGAATCAGTTCATGAGCCTGTTTATTCGTGAGAAATTCTGGCTAGAGAATGAGCAAGTTAAGACAACAAAGTTATGGTGCTACAAAGTCAGTGCTACAGAATTAGACCAAGTCAAACCTGGTCTTTATATGACTAAGGCAACTTTTACTTGTCATCCAACCAAGTTTTTCAAAAAAAGTGACACGCAAACTTTAACAAAAAGTGGGACTTTGACTGTTCAAGGTTCTGCTCTTGCCTTCCCTAAAATTACAATCGTTGGCCAGAGCGCTGTTGAGACTTCGTTTACAATCGCTGGTCAGGTCATTAGGATTGAAAGCCTCACAGAATCGCTTGTAATGATCAACAATCCAGACAATCCAAGCTTTAGGACCATAACAGGAAAGCCAGTTAAGTGGTCAGGTGATTTCATCACAATTGATCCAGCGAAATTGAAGAATGTTGGGGTTATTCTAGGTCCAGGTATTCAATCGCTTGAAATCGAGACGGTTTGGGGGTGGGCATAATTGCTTTATCTACTTAATAAAGATGTGAGAACCGTTCGGTGGAACGGAGAGCCACTTCATGAAGCAACTTCGGCGATTGTTAAAGAGACCATGAATGGCGATTTCACCTTAACTGTGAAATATCCTATTTCTGACTCTGGTATTTATCAACTTATTCAAGAAGATATGTTGATAAAAGCGCCGACTCCTGTTCTTGGTGCGCAGCTATTTCGCATTAAGAAACCTATTGAACACAATGATCATCTGGAAATCACAGCCTATCACATTTCAGACGATGTGATGCAACGTTCTATCACACCAGTAAGTGTGACTAGTCAGAGCTGTGGCATGGCTCTTTCTCG